AATGCACACGACAAAGAACAGTGGGATCACTTTATTAAGAGGTTCGTTTTGTATCAGCCCGACCACCGGCCACAGGGATTCCGCCCGACGGAGTAAAGTTAAACGCCCTTACCAAGGCGGTATATCTATTTCTAAGAACGCAAGGAAAAGCCATCGGAAAAAACTTCCAATCGCTTAATCCGCCATTGATCAACGGAAAGTGCGGTTTGCTCATAACCAACTTTAGATAAAGCGCTATCTATAAGTCGTTCTATTACACGAGCACGTTTGCTTTCATAATGGGAAAGCTCCATTTTTGCTGCATCTACATTTTGAAGAGTTTGTTTTTCTAAACCTAATTCTTTAGGTCTGACATAATGCAACATACCCAAAATACAATCCTCTTCTAAAGGAGCGTCATATCTTCCATCTCTAAACTCAAACTTTCTAGCAAGGAAAACTTGATCATCTTCTGCAAGAAAATTATCCAATTTGTCTCCTTTTTTTGGATCAGTAAAAGATTGTCCAAAAAGAGATTTAAATTCAGATTGAATAGAAATGTTATGGAAAAAATGTATGTCTGGATGTACAGAACCTAAATTATCATCACCATAGACTCCAAGGGAAGTAGCCTCTTGAAAATCCATTTCACAACTTTTAGGTCGAAGAGATTGATAACAACACCACAAACTTGTCCAAGTGGTAATAGTATTCATAAATCCAGTTAAAAAATTACCAGAAGCATTTCTCCAGGTACAGAGATAAGTATTGACGCCTTGAATATGAACTGTAGTTACTAACATAAAACAAATACCCATGCAGGCCTTTCCTAAAGGATCATCGTCTTGAAAGTTAAGGTAATACTTAAGACAATGATACATAACCAAAGCAAAAAATCTCTGTGTAGACATATCCAGACTAGATATATCACCACCTATAACACGATTTCTGCCATATTTAAAAAGCTTATTAGCTAAAAAAGTCCAGTTATAAGAATGGGCGTTAATACCAATACAAGAAGAACCACTAGCTATATGTAATTTTGTAAATGCCATAAAATGTCCGAGCAACATTTTGATAGAAATTATATCCTCTATACTAGAACCCGTAAATAATCGAGGAAAATCTGATTTTGCATTATCTCGTAACTCATCTTTTAGATGATCAACAACAACTTGATTTCGATAGATTCCATTCTTCCAAATCAAAACTTGTTTTTCACACCTATCCTTAAGTGCAGGATCAAAAGTACGATCAAGTAAATTTATAAAATCAGATTTTTTCGGATTTTTCCTAGTTTGAACATGTGGAAATCCCGAAGAACTCGAAACTTCTAAACTATATAGTTAATCCATCTCCAAAAACTGCTTCTTCAAAGGTAAGTTCCTTATAAATATATCCTGACGGATATAAACCTCTAAAAATAGAATGTGGATCTTTTAATCCCTGAGAAAGCACAGAAGGCATTTCTCTAGGAGGAAATTTTGCATATTTAGAGCAAGCATTTTTAAGAGGAGAAATTCTGACATCATTTTCAACTCTAACTTCTAAATGGGCAGGAGAGACATTAACTTTGGGTAAATAAGGCGATATAAGAGTAGGTTCATATGCAGTTTTACTATTAAGATTAGATGCTAAAGTACAAACATTAAACTTTGAAGTTTGATCAGGAACATCTAAACATATAGTATCAGGAGAAAACATTTGGGCGAAAGCAGTTTCTACTTGTACTGCAGAAATAAAATCACTAGCAAAAAGTGGACAAACTATGGAATCGTTCCCAAGTCGTGCGACATGAAATCCAAATATCGGTTGATTTTGATGCAAATCATCTAAAGAGACCCAAGGAAAAGCACAGAAACCTGGTAAACCTTTTCCATCGGTAACTAAGTAATAACCTTTCATGCTAGTTACAATCTCTTTACCATGTGAAATGACACTAGATTGTATACTTGCATCTATATACTGCATTTTTTTACCTGACGAAAATACCTGAACTATTTCTTGTTTTCCATCCGATTTTCTCAATTTCATAAGACGCATAGGAGAGGTAGAAAACCCTAACACTGAAGTAGGGACAGAATTTTTAACATTGCGAACACCATAAATAGGCATTTTAAATGAAAGAACAACACCATCTCTATCTTTATCAAGTCTTCTATACGTATATTCTGAAGACGAGTAAGGTTGAAAATTTTCTCCATGACAATCCCCTAAAGACAATTTCTCTACATTGAGACAATAAAAAGCATGAGCTGGTACTACTCCCTCTGTAGGTGTTATGAACAAAATATTAGTATCCACGGAGAGCCCCTGTCCATCAAAAAATCTTATGGGCCTAGATTGTTTCAATATGTTGACATACCTATCATATGAAGTTTCATGAGCTTGAGCGCTAGCATATATGGGAACATATCTATAACGTCTGGGACCTGCAGTTTGCTTCTGGTAGAACGATTGTGAAATGGCTTGTTCAGACAATTCCTCTATACCATCATCCTCATACAGTTTATCATCAATCTCTCCTGGTTTCTTCTGCCACCATACAGCTACTCCAGCAGCTGCAGCGGCAACTAATGAAACTAAACCAACTGATCCCATAAATACAACTACAATTCGACCATAATTAGGATCTAATTTATCAGCCCAAGTCATAGTACAATCCCAAATATCGGAAATAATATTTGTTTTAGGAAGGGTCGGTTGGTTGATAGACATTGGATGGGGAGAGACACTAACACTAGATAATAAACTACCATCATCTTCAGGCTTTTCAATCCAGTCAGCAGGGCTCAAATTGGCTAAAGAAAAACCTTCACATGAAAGAGGAATACAAAACTCATTATTACAAAGGGACATTATACCTAATCGAGGATTTTTATAGTCTCTAAAAACATCAGGAGGAATAACATTTCTTCTAGCTATATCATTCTCCCATGCTTTATGTATATCAGAAGGCATACACGCCCCTATAAACATAGTGGGGATATAAACGCCCTCAGTAACATCAACAAAATCTACATCCCTAATATCCTTAGGATGGAACTTGTCCAAGTATTCACATACAACAGTTTCCAAAATAATATTTAAGCTAGTCATAGTTTTAGAAAAATAAATAGAATAACTTCCATTTTTAACTGAATCATTGTGTTTAGGATAAATCTTCTTTTGAATACCTCCATTAGGAAGACGACCTTTATGTCTGAGTTCATCATAATACATCATAAATCTTTCCCTAACCCAAGGATCAAAGTCCATTTCATAACAATATGTTTCAATAAAAGCTCGGGTTGGATTTTCTTTGCAATACATATAAAACCAATTATGAGAAATTGCCCACATAACATACATTATATCATCATCACTGGTACAACCTAAACTTCTACAAAGCCTATAAAAAGCTGAGAATCGTTTGTCGTGACACAGTTCAGGACTCCATTTTGGTTCCCATATAGGATTTCCAGTTTTGAAATACCGATTAGCTTTAAGAAGTTTAGTTTTACCCCAATTGGAAAACATTTGTGCTGAGGCAACAACTAATTTTTCTTCTTTCTTTTGAACTTGGCCAGCCAATATATGAGAATAATCTTGTAAAACACGAATATTATGAAGAACTGTAGGATTACCTAAACGTATAGGAAACAATATAGGCATTAACTTTCTAAACTCCTTAATAGTCTTAGGCAATTCACAGGGAACAAGTACACCATTATGAGTATAAGGGTAAACTTTTTGAGGGTCTAGTCCTTCCAAGAACACGGGTTTACTAAGGATAGCTTCCACTGATTTTTGACTAGTAGAAAAAACTTGAGGACAAGGAGGTACAATTGGAGGAGAATTATCAGAATTACATTTAATAGGGATGTTTTCTGCGCGTAAAGGAGCACAAGAATCTAGAAGTTTTTTCCGCATATCCAATATGTCACTCTTATCTTGATCTAATTTAAGAACATCAGGTTTGTATAACTCTTCATAATATCCGATAGCTCGAGCATCAACATCCTTAATATTAAGGGTAAAACATTTATTACAAATATTTATAGCAAACCTAGAAACAAAAGGAACAGATTTATCACTACTTAAATAGGCTCTATAATCTGAAATGAACGATGCCCACATAACATTCAACTCTGTAAGTTTTAAATTTGTGCCAAAACCTCTAAGAAATAAATCGGTAGGAGTATCATTAAACATAGAATCCCAATCAACATTTTCAAACCCACCCTCTAGTGGTAATCCATTTTCTCTAAAAACTATCTCATCAACTATACTGTGAACTAACTCTGTAAAACAATAAACATTGTTTTGTGGGAAAAACTGGGATACACCAAGTTTGTGAGCCTCAGCATAACGCGAACCGAAACTTTCACTTCTAATCAACCAAGCATCATTTAACATATCTTTACTATCTATACGTTTATTACATTTTAAATTAATGGGAAAGTGAATCCTCCTAACAAAAGCTTCAGGAGTAGACAATCCAAGATTAGTGAAATCTGTACAATTTGAAGTAACGACTATGATTTCAGAAGTGAAAAATATTCTACCTTTGTTAGCGGCTTCAGCCATATTTAAACAATAAGTACCGTTTTCAGCACACCTTAAGAGTTCTGAAGCTGCTATAAGCTTTTTCTCTTTAGAATCTTCAGCAAAAACTTCATTATACACTGTGGCCCACTGATTATAATAACCCTCCCAGTACTCTGAACCCGCCACTCTATTGTAAGTCATAGAAGCTGAATATGGTTGATTGAAATGGTTGCTTTTTGTCTTTAAATTAGTCTTACGGAGCATGTGATGAACAGCAGATAACAAGGCTGTAATAAGAGTTGTTTTACCTTGACCTGGGGGACCAGTAATATAAACAAAAATAGGAGTTCGTCTCTTGTGTATAAAATCAGAATTTGTAAGAGCACTCAAATAAAGTTCTTCAAGTGGTTTTGTACAAATAAGGAGATCAGATTTTATTTTGGCATTGAACATTTTATTATCCATCATAGCCTTCCTATATTTTATAAATTCATACCAAAGTGATATAGCCATTTCAGAATCAGGTTTATGAGTTATAACTGTTTGGCGAATATTATCCTTACCAGTAAATTCTATAACTCTAGTTATAAAATCACACAAACCAGGAAGTTCATCATCAGCCATAAACCAATCAACACCTAAAGTGTGTTTAAAAATAAGATTTAAAATAGGTTTAAAATTATCAAAAATCGAACTAGTAACAGAACCAGTAAATCTACTGACGCTGACACATTGAGCCAAATTTAAACCACTACAACAACTCATACAAATCATAGAAATTATCATAACAGCACTTTCTGATGCACCCAACGTTTGAAGTGCAGCTCTACTATAATTAAAACCTTTGAATGAGCATTCACAAACATTTTCCCACACTAATTTAAACATATACAGAACAATGTCAGTGACAGAACCAAATGCTCTCTGAACCATAGAAAAAACAACGCCAATACACATGGATGTAAGAGCTTTGCTAATATAACTACCTGATGTGACTACAAAACCAAACGAAGCTTGAAAATTTGATATGATATCTTTAAACCAAGATAGAGTAGACCTCATCTGAGAATTAACATCCAATAATGTACGAACACTTTTAATCATATCTGTAATTTTCCAAAAATCAAAATCACCCAAAGATTGAGCCTTTGCTATTTTAATTACCTGCCATGGTCTGGCATAACCCCACTCACATTTTAGATAGCAAGAAATAACATTTATATGCATAACAATCATACGATTTAATAAATGTTCTTTGTTTCTATCAAAGTCGGCATTAGAAGCCAACTTGCTTTTAAGTATCGAATTAATATGTGCCAGAGTATTTTTTGTATCATACTTAAGGCCTTTAGAGCATACATAATGAGACACTAAATGTTTCATTATAATATACCACATATCTCTGCGGTCTACAGAATAAAGAATTGCTAATCTTCCAACAAACTCTAATCCACCTTCCCCGAACCTTTGCGGAAAGTGGATAGTAAAAGGTATACCATGATAATTGTACGAGTACACATACTGGCTACTCATGCCATATATACCTAGTTGAAGAGAAGAAACAGTCATTGCATGCTTAGCATGCCTCTCATATTTGGAGCATGAGAATTCTTTATCATCAAAATTGCCATAAGTACGATGGCGCATACAAGGAGAATACATTTTATTCCATTCATAAGGGTCGTCGATATCAAGATAACTTGAGTCATCGCGACACTTGGACATAACTTTCGCAAACTCTTTATTACATGTATTGTCTAAGAGTTTGTCAGAATGATAGTCCTTATTATAATTACGGCGCTTACGCCTTTTAGATTGATATTTGTACCCATCGTTGGGGAACCCCGTCGCACCTTGGTCAGGTGAAACGGTAAACTCGGTGCAAGAAAATGACGCCATCTATTGTAATGTAAAAAATTTAAAAGTGAATTGGTTAAACGCCCCCGAAGGGACATCGCAAACAAACAGGTGGAAATGCCCGTAAGGTCGATTGATTTTTTATTGCCGCTAGTTAACAAAGGTTAACAACTTAAAGTTTCGCGATTTTTTTGTCTTTAGAAGGTGTATATATTAATTTAAGCTTTTTTTTTGTCCCGCTTGGTTTCCCGCAGGGGTTAGCATTGGTGTTTCTGGGTTCCTAAATTACTACATAGACAAATTAAAGTTGTTTTAAAATTTTTATGATTTTATTATAAACGAAAATATATTCAAAGCCAAACGGCACCAAG